TTCGTCATTATTTTTTATTAATGATGTTGCATGACCAGCTGAATTAGCACTATACAATCCTGTTGAGTTGATTCTTACTACCCTCAAAGAAGACCCATATCTAAGGAATCCTTCAGCGGAATAATAATCTTCTGCTCCACCGTCATTGTTAGCTGGTTCATGAAAATTCTCAACTAACCCTTTTTGGTCTGAAATTGTTACTACCTCATCAACAGGGCCCCATTGGAATGAACCCGCTATTGCTCCAGTTGTACTGGATACCGCAGGCACAACATTTGTAAGGTCAATCTCTTTAACCTGTACGCCTGGTGATACTTGAAATGCCATACTTTTTCTCCTGTTAATGTCAAAAGTTGTTTACTGTTTTATTTATAACTTTATATTGTCTAAGGGGTCGGTGAACCATCGGTCACCATCAACGTCTACAAATGAGTGTTCTTGGTGGTCTGACCCCCCAAAAAACCCAGCTGGTAACATATCTTCCTCAATCAATTTCTGTTGTTCCGAATATAACAGCTCTTTGACTTGATAATTTGTTAAGTGATAGAAATAATCTGTAGTTACGAACCATGAAAATAATACACATGTCATTACCATATCGTCATGATAACCTCTATCGGCTTCAAAACTTCTACCCTTATTTACAAAAGTCATAAGTTCAGTGATGGTATACCTATCTAAAAGTATTAACCTATCCTCTTCCAACAACTCTTTAAGTGTAGAACATCCTATACGTTTAATTTTACGAGACATCGTTACACCAATGTCTTCCGCTTTTAACTGCCCTTGCACAAATACATTAGGATATTCTAAATCGTAATGTAATTGTGAAGCAACAATTGAACCTTCGTTATTATTTTCAATAATGACAGTAGCATCATTGTATGCTCTACCATATTTAGAAATTAAGTCAGGGTAAAGAAGTGGTGAAATTAACGAGTTTCTAAATGTCGCAACTTGTTTAAATGGTTTTACTGAGATGTCAAAGATGCTGAATGTAGAGTAATCCATTCCCCTACCCTTAGCGACATCGCATGTCATGACATAAGTATGTTCCTCATGTGGTTTTTCATACATAAAGAATGAATCATCTTTAGACCATTCTGCATCCCACGCTCTTAACCCAAGTAAAGTATTGGAGTTAATGAGAGTATTACCAGTTCCCAAAAACGAGTTTCCGTACTCCTGTTCAAACTGTGCTTCTGAGGTGTTTGCAATTGTTTGTTCTTTCCATGCTTCATCTCGGCCTGGCACATCGTACCAGTTGATTGTGAAGTCTTTGTATTCTGATTGTCCATGTACTGCACTTTCGTATATTTTATGAAACATATTACCCACACCATTAGCGGTAGAAGTAATAATAACTTTTGAATCTTTACCCGATGTTACTACGGGATATGTCGCAGTATAGAATGTCTCTGCATCGTCAACAAAGGCAAACTCATCAAGGTACAACATGTTGATAGATAATCCACGAATAGAACTAGAAGATGTTGCGGCTGCTACCACTTTACTATCATTACCAAATTCAATGTTACCTTTGTTTAGAATCTTAACACCAGGCTGTAGGAAGAATGGAACAGACTCTAACATGGTTACGATACGTGCAATCATTTCCCTTGCAATTGCACCTTTGTTAGCAAGAACTGCTACAGTAACTTCGGGTTTAAATAATAGAAACCATAATAAGTATGCACAAGAAGTGATTGATTTACCACTCTGTCTACTTGCAAGAACCACGTTAAAACGATTAGCGTTATAATGTTCTATGAGTTTATCTTGGTATCCACGCAATTTAAATGGAACCATACCTTCATCAAGTGAAATAATTTGTGTATAAGTTTCAATAAAATGGCAAGGGTCTTCAGAACACTTTAAGTATTCTGCCATTTCCTCTGCTGTATACTTAGTCTCTACACCAACACGTTTAATCTGCGTGTTGCCTAGATAACCTTCATTCTTCGCTTGAACCATTACTCTTCTTCAGAAATTTTTGTAATTCACTTGTAGACCCCACATATAAATGATTGTGTTGGTCTCTAATTTTTTCATCATTGTCTTCCAACTTCTTCATCTTCTGTTGCAAGTCGATTAACTTTTCTGCAGTCTCACCTACGGTCTTAATTAACTGTCCAGCAACTTCGTAGGCACGTGGGTGTTCAGACTCTTTAGATAGGTCTAGAATACCATCTATAGCGTCCTGTCCTCGTTCTATGAGGTCGTAGAGGTGTTCTCTTGCGTACTTATAGTCAGTCTCAATGTTTGCAGTCCTATCAGTTACGGGTCTTTCCTTAACCATAGGAACCGCTTTAGTTTCCTTCTTAATAGACGAATTAATGTCTAGTAAGTCATTCAACTTGTTGTCTATATCTTTTGGCATAATTATTCATCATCTGTTAAGTTGTCCGTGTAGGTTTTGTTTGTTCCATCATCATAGAAGGAAACAGTTTCTGCTACAACAAACGTATCATTTGTATCTACCGAACCGACTATCTTTAATCTAGTGTTGGCGTCTACTGTTATACTTTCATTTAAGACCATACTTAAACGGTCATTTGCAATACTATTTATTGTTGGATTTGTTACATTACCCGAACCAAATATCTTATCACCCACACTGATTGCTGAATCTAGTGCTGTGGGGAATGTAACTGTTGTAGAATTAGATACCGCATTTGAGAGTGCTAGGAAAGCAGGTTCATATGATTTAACCTCTTTGACCAATCCAGCACTAGTAATTTCAGAAGTAGTAAATCCTGTATTACCGTCACCGATATAATCTCTTTCGATAACTTCTCTAATAATCTTACCTTGATAAACTGGGCCAAAAAAGTATAACTGCATTTTGAAGGTCAGATTGTATGTAATTACTCTTCTTTCATCGTATCCACCTTCATATGAATCTTCAAAATCCACACCTTCTAATATGATAGGTACATCTCTGTAGTCGGTTAACTCATCAATCATCTTCATAGTGACCGTGTAGTCAGGCTGAAAGTATGGTATAATTTGTTCTACTATTTGTAGAGCATCATTCATTGTCTTTGACATGATTGATAAATTGAATGTTAAGTTATAAGGGGCGGGTGCGTACTGAAACTTTCTATTCAGACCGCCTGCTTCTTGAGTAGTCTTAGTATTCCTAATAAGTTTATTGTTCTGTCTAGAGACATCGTACTCAAATCCTGCCAACTCAAATGCAATTCTGGGCAAAGTTATAGCAGTTCTATTACCATCATTCAAGGTTGATTCTTGATTTAATCTTGCAAGAAACTTTGCTTTCGGCCCATAACTGATAGGAACCTTACGTATGTTTAGTACAGTTCCATCTGATTTTATATCCTTGACATCAATATTATTGAATAGAGTTCCAAAGATAGACACCGCTCTCTTGATTGTTTCATTGTAGAAAAAAGTTCCAAACATTATGTAACCTCACCAAATGGGTTTGTTTCTGAGAAGTCTAGATAGTTATCTGCCTTCTGTTCAAAGTCTAAGTTCTGTGCATTTCCGTCTTGACTCATAGTCATGGTATCTGTTATACTTGCTATGTTCCGTGAAACGGATGATTTAGAACCTACAAGAGTATCGCCCACTTTCAGTGGTAGGGTTACATGTATAAGTTCTAGTTGGTTTGGTACAACGTCTTCGCTATATTTAACAACTTCACCGATGACCACATCGTTCAATTTAATTTGTTCGCCTACAGTATATTGACCTGTTCCCGACATTCTACAATCTACCCTGTACGCTTGTTGTTCTTCTACAAGGTCTGCGTCCGTAAAGGTATCAAAATCTTCACCAGCATATTCAAATAGTTCTGCCTGAAGTTTAAACACAAATAGTTTACCTACTTGATAGAAAGGCATTTCATGTTCTACAAATTTTATCTCAAACAATGAACCTGAAAGGGGAAGATAAATTAAATCACCCTCATTAGGTCTTAGTGATGTTGCAAGGTTACCGTCTACTGAGACGAATCTTTCCCAACTTCTAACTGATATAACAAAAGTTGCTTGGTCACGTATTTCCACACCAAATTTTGACATGAGGTCACCCTCACCCTCAAAACCTTCGGGGTTTTCAATATACATCTCAACACCATAAGCATCTCCAAATTTGGATTGCACATCTTCGCCAAGAATAGTATCTTCTTGTACTATAGTTCTCGGTAAGTATAGTGTATCTTGTCCATACATGCGGAGAGACTCAACAACTAAATCCTCGTAAAGATGTTGTTCAGTTGAAACTGCATGATTAAAAAATACGTTTGTAGGCATAATTTTTTACCCCATCATATCTAAGACAGGCATCTCATAATTCAATCTTGATTCTTCTTCTAATCTAGTTTTTTCTTCTAGTGCTTCTGACTTAATATTATCGGGTTCTAGTGTCACTCCGCCTGGTAATGCGATACCACCAAACTTTGAAAGGTTTTGTCCCCACTGATATTTGACTAATGCGGTTGCATATCTTTTTAACCACATGTCATTATATATGTCTGTGAAATCAGTCGGGTCTAGTTTTCTATAACACTCAACAATGATGTATTCTCCCGCATTTATTTTATCTGCGTCCATATCAAGATACAATCTATTCATATGAGTGTTGTATCTAATTGGAGTTTGACCTACTAACATTTGGTCTAACATTGAAATATGTTGTTGTACCTGTGAGTAATAAAGAATGCTTGTGTTTGTTAGGTCATAGATATCATTCAATCTTAATTGATATCTAATATCAAACATGTTTAAATTGCTTTTATCTGCGAATGGGAAGATGTTTATGACTGAAAGAACAAACTCTGGCAGTACAATATAGTTCTGTTGTTGTTTATATTCTTGGTCTGTCTTTGCGTGTGTACCAGCTGCACTTTCTGTAAATGACTCATTAGTTTTCATACCAATAATATCATTAGCACTAACTTGATGTTTCAGATAAGTCTTTATACTCCCATCATAGTGGTATTCACGGAAGTATTGTAATGCTTCGTCTACTCTATCGTCCAGTTGGTCATCATCAATATTGATTTCTATAACTGGAGCTCCAAGAGCACGCTTGATATACTGTTTGAAAGTGTCTTTAGAATTCGGTGCGGCCATAGTAGTAATTTCCTTTAATACTACTATTTATAAGAATTATTCTTGGAAGTAAGTCTTAGATTGTAGTCTATCCAACTTATTATCAATTCTGTCTAATGTATCAGACAATCTTTCCAACTCTTTCCCAAGTTGTTCACGTGTAACATAGTCTTTAGCGACTTCTTCACGTGTTTTGTTTATTAGAATATCAATACGTTTCTGTTCTGATAACACAGAACGTACTAAAAATCCCATTGGGGCTAAGATGAAGGTTAACACAATGTTCCATATCATGCCTGCGTCTATTGAGATAATTTCTGATTCCATAAATCTATTTATGAAATTATCTTATTGGGTTACCCCTTTCATCTATGTTAAATACGAATTCATCACTGTCATAATTGGGGTCGGAAAAATCTTGGCCAAAGTTACCTCTACCACCTTGATTGCTTATTACACTTTCCATGTCCATATTAAATGATATGCTATATCTAGATTTATCTGTGTAGTTGGGTTCAACCATGTGCAACAACCCACTAGGAAATAAATGTATATCTCCTGTTTTAGGTTGAAGTGCCATGTCACCTCTAACTCTTTGATGGTGAGGAAACATCGATAACACTTTTTGGTCAGTATCAGTTGCTACAAAACATCCCTCATCTCCATCTGCTTTTAGGTATAAAACGCCTGAATACCAGCAACCGTTATGCGTGTGAGGTCTATTGAAAGACCCCTTTTCGTTAATATTTGCCCATGAGTTTCCTGCTTTCATTCTCATTCCACTACTATCATGTATTCCATGGAAGGGTAGAACTTCATCTTGAAAAAGTCTACTTATACGATTCATACATTTTTGAAAAATAGCATTGGATTCGCAACCATCGTTTGACTGCCAACCCGCTTGATAATTTTCTGTAGGACTTGTAGAATTAGATACGTTTCTGCCTATAGGGTCACGCTTTCGCATTTCATCAACTTCATTCACCAACATCTCTGCATATTCCAAATCATATCCTTGAGATTCATCTAGATTTGGGTCTAGAAAATTTCTATGGAATACATATGTTGGAAACAATAATCTAACGGCCATCTTCTCCGTATCTCCCCCTATCCCGATTGCCGTCCCCGTTCAATTCAGTCAAGTCTTGTTGTTTTTGTTTAAAATCTTCTTTCATCTTCCCCGTTTTTGGGTCAAATGGACACTCATCTTTAGGAGCGTCTTTGAAATCTTTTACTTTATTTTCCCACATATATTTTCTATAGAACCCGCCTGGAATTTGATTGTCGGCTGAGTCCTCTTCTCCTTCTATTCTGCAATGTTCTGCTATTGGTGGTTTTTCATAAACTGAAGTTTTACTGTCATTCTCTGATACTATTGATGAAAAATCCCTATGTATATATGATGCTGCCCACTCTTCTCTTCTGTATGGAACTACCTGTACAATTGGTGTATTTTTAGGAATTACAAAAGATTCTTTTACAAGAGGATAAACTATGACTTGCTGATTATCAGTCTGTGTATTAAACATATCCGTATCCATAAGACCTTGCCATGTTCTAAAGTATTTATTTTGGTGCAAGAAAGGGTCTAAGTAAAGACATGAATACCCTGGCGGAGTTTCTACTCTCCAAGGTACTCTAAACTTAAATGCATCCATGTTAGAACTCTCCTCATCATTTATAATAAATGAAAAGTTGTCCTTCATCAATTGGGCTTTATCATGAGTTGGTGAACTTTGGTCTTTAAACTCACCCGTGGTTATATCAGCTGGAGTCCGTGTATGCCAAGAGTTTCTATTTTCATTGTAGATACACTCTATGTCCCTGCTGGTTGCAATATAATAACCTGTTGCTAACCAATCATGCATGGCAGGACATGACCTTAAAGTTATAGTGGCGACCCCATTTTGAATTGCATGTACCTTTGATTTCTTCCACCAGTCGGGTTGCATTTTATGTGAAGGTACAGGCTTCAGTGTTTCAAAGGATTCAGTTTCAAACGAACTAAAAGTAATAGTAGGCATTACCACTCCCCCGTTTGTTTTTGTATGGCAAATCGATTGAAGTTTAGTCTTTTTTCTACGTTTGGCATATATGTATCTTGTTTATCGGCAAATCTTATTTCAGTTCCACGGTGAACCAATGACCGTCTATCTATGTATTTAGCAGCTGCATTAGGAGCTTCTGCCCCATGGGGGGTTCTACCATCAAATAATAACAGTCTGTTTGGTTTAAACTCAATTCTTCCTATCTCATACTTGTCTTGTGAATCATTTCTACCCCCACCTTCATTGGTGTCATACAACCTTAAATCTCCACCCCACGATGGATTCCAAAACGTATTTAAGTAAAATAAAAATGATAGATTCCACTCAGCGTCCTCTGCACAATCTGTGTGGTTTGTACCATCAAGACCTTGTGTTTGACTATTCAATCCCATATAATCATAGTTGACCCATTCAAACCCAAAGTCTGTTCTAACTCTTTGGTCAAAATATCTAGGAAAGAATGTATGATTAACATCTGCATGTTCGGGGACTCTTAGTTCTGGGCCATCGTCCCTCATCGAATTAAAAAATGTACCACCCCAAAAACTATGATGGGGTAATCCTGTTTTGCTATCACTACCAACTTGATTTGTTTTTGACCAAACGTCTGACTCAACTAATTTTTTATCCCACCAATGCCAAAGATGTGGTTCTAAGTAATTATCCACCACATGAATAGTTGCATTTTCACCCTTACCAAATGGGTAGTTGTCATGCGACAACTTAAAGGGGGAATCGTGATAGACAATTTCCATTAAGTCAATGCTGAATTAGTTACTGGAGTTGGTATTTGATTTGAGTAAGATTGAAAATCTTTAATATGGTCTTCTCTTGTTGATTGGATTTCAGTCACTACTTGATAAAATATACTATATGTGGCGTCTGCATATTCCATAACTCGTCTTGCATCAGACCTAAATGGGTGGTTTGACCCCTCTCTTCCAGCATAAACAACCTGAGTTAAATCATTAAAACGATAATGACCACACATATCATTAACCATTTCATCAACGTAACTCTGAAGGTCTCCACAGTGTTGGTCTGCTAAAGATACACCTTGTGGCGGTTCTGAATTTAATATAAAACTTTCAATGGCATCCCTGTCAGTATCAGTAAGCGGTTCCCTATTCTGTTGGTCAAATGGTTTAGAATCATCATAGTTAACAACCTTATATTCATCCCTGTTATCATAGATGATAACATCAAAATCAAAACCAAGATTGGGTTTAGAAACGTTGTCGTAGTTATATCTCAACCCATTTTGTTGAGTGATGTGAAGATTGTTATCTTCAGTAAAAATTAAAGCATTCATAATATATTTCCTCTCAAATTATTTATCGTTGTCTAAAAAGGTATTATACAACTCTAGGTGTTTGATTTCACTGCAATCCATACCCTTTATCCATGGGCCACCTCTCGTATAGTGTACAGCGTGATGACGTTTATCATCATCGGACATTCCCTCTGTTAAAATGTATTTATCGGGGATACGGTCAATCTTATCAGTCCATTTAAATTGATGTAAGTATTCTCCACTTTCCGTATTAATAATATCGGGAGTTAGTTTTTTACAGTCTTCATGACTGTTGTTAAATATCATGAAACTAGACCATAGCTTTTTCGGATACATTACATTCTTCTCACCACCCATTTTAGTTGGAGACATCTTTTCCAACTCATGTTCATACTGAACACATGCTACAGCATTATCGGGATGTAGAAAGTAGAACATTTCCCACAATGGTCTCTTCCATATAAAATCATTATCTATAAACATACTAAACCCTTCATAATTCTCTAAGTACGGGATTAGAAATCTACTGTATGTAAACTCAGTAGACTGATTACCATATTCTCTAGTATATTCGGGAATCTTTGAAATGTCAAGCATTTTGAATTCGGGAACGAATCTAATAGCGGGTTCGTTTTTGATAGACCTAGTCATAGACTTTTTTATAGATTCTATTTGTATATCTTCTATCCCTTCATGTCTAGAATCATATCCAATGTAAATATTCAATGGTTTCCCATTAAACTTTTTAGATACTTTCTTGGAAAATTCTCTAACCTTAGCTCTCCAATTTACATCCATGTCTTCCTTTTCATCTTTCCACGCACCACTAACTTGTATTTCAAGATGGGTATAACTGTATACTAAATTCATACACGTGGGTATTTGACCATCAAATTGAGGTCTAGCAAATATTTTCATCCAGTCTTCTATAGGAAGGGGGTCAATCTCATCAAAGGCGTTATATGCATCCCAAATGATTAACTCGTTATCATCATCATCCACCATACCAAATACACCTTGTCTAACTGAGCCAGGATGTATGTGAATATTATACTCATCATCTATATGACTTTTAAATATGACGCCTTGAATGGGTTGATTTAGACCATTCTCTTTTACATCATGGAGTAACCAATGTCCTTTACACCCATGATAAAATGTTGACCCAACCTCGTCCCTATCTTCACCCTTTCCACCTATCTTTCTACCTGTGGTAGTTTCTTCTCTTTGCATTGAACCGCCAGTAGAGTGGAAGTCGGGTACATATTTCAAGTACCCTGAAGCTTGATAATCTAATGAGAATCTATTCAAATCTATCTTCTTAGATTTTTTTAAGTCACCCCAAGTAACTAATTTACAAGTTGGTACATAGACTTCTTCCATAAGACGTTTGGCGTTTTGGAATGTATTACAGGTGGTGTCGATACTACCATCGGGCCAAATAGGTACTTCACCCATGTAGTGACCACCCTTGTAAAATATCTGTGAACGTGGACTCTCGCTAGTCCAATCAAGACGCATAGGGTTGAAACCCATACTATCATATTCGGGTTGTGATTTAGGTCTCAGTGCCGAATGGGCCTGCTGAGGTTTACTCAAATGTTCCATAATACTCCATAATAAAATACTAGATTTGTTCTAGTATTTAGTCACTAAGAAATAGGAGTTGCTGGCCATTGTTGTTGTAAAACTCCATCCCATCTTTGTACAGCATGTTGATAAACCTGTTGGAACGGGTATGGGTTCTGATAGTTCTGTTGGAACGGATACGGGTTCTGATAGCTCTGCTGATACGGATACGGGTTCTGATAGTTCTGCTGATACGGATAAGGTTGTTGCGCCTGATACGTAGACGGAGTTCTGTAATTATTCTGATAAGTGAACGGAGACCTCGCCTGATACGTAGACGGAGTTCTGTAATTATTCTGATACGTAAATGGCGTCTGATAACTAGCAGGGTACGTGCCAGGAGTTTGTGCGTTAGCAGGATATCTTCCTCTAGCATTGTTCTGATACGTGAACGGCGATTGTGCGTTAGCAGGATATCTTCCACGAGCATTGTTCTGATACGTGAACGGCGATTGCGAATTCGCTGGGTATGTGCCAGGTTGTCTTGCGTTAGCTGGATATCTTCCTCTAGCATTGTTCTGATACGTAAACGGTGCTTGGGAGTTTGCTGGATATCTTCCTCTAGCATTTGCCTGATACGTACTTGGATATCTGTAACCAGCTGGATATGTGCCTGGAGCATTAAAGTTAGCAGGATACGTAAAATTAGCAGGGTACGTGCCTGGAGCATTAAAGTTGGCAGGATACGTTGTATTAGCAGGATATCTTGCACGATAAGTTGTTGGTGCTTGATACGTGAACGGATTCTGCGTGTTGCCAATGAGAGGGCTAGGAGTACGGGTGGCCAACGGCGAACCTTTAAACTGGAAATTTATTGGCAATTGTCCAATATAGGAATACGTTGCTGGTTGCCTTGCACTAGCAGGGTAAGTTGTATTAGCAGGATATCTTGCACGATAAGTTGTCGGCGCTTGGTACGTACTTGGGAACCTATAACTTGCCTGATAAGTCGATGGTGCCTGATACGTACTTGGGAATCTGTAACTTGCCTGATAAGCTGCGGGTACTCTAAAGTTAGCAGGATATGTAAATGGATACCTTGCTTGATAAGTTCCAGGCTGTCTTGCGTTAGCAGGATACGTAAATGGATACCTTGCTTGATACGTAAATGGTGTTCTATATGACGCTTGGTAAGTTCCAGGCTGTCTTGCTTGAGCAGGATATGTAAATGGATACCTTGCCTGATAAGTGCTAGGTTGTCTTGCGTTGGCAGGATATGTAAATGGATATCTTGCTTGGTAAGTAGACGGAGTTCTGTATGGCGTTTGGTAAGTTCCAGGCTGTCTTGCGTTAGCAGGATATGTGCCTGGCGTCTGTGCGTTAGCAGGATAAGGTTGTTGTGCGTTAGCAGGATATGTGCCTGGAGTTTGTGCGTTAGCAGGATATGGCGTTTGTCCTGTCGCTGGTCTCTGTGCTTGGAGTCTTCCTGTTGCTGGTCTTCGGGCAGGGGTTGTTCCAGTAGCTGGTCTCTGTGCTTGGAGTCTTCCTGTT